CAACGATATGGTCGCAAAGGCAATCCTGCCGAATGGCGGAAGGACCTTCTTAAGGTTATCCACTATGCAATTATGCAACTCCATGTACATGATACAGAAAATAAGGATTAATTATGGGAATTGAAATTAACGTACCAATCGAGAAACTTCGTGAACGGAAGTTGTTCGTTGCAGCACCAATGTACGGCGGTCAATGTGCCGGTATGTTTGCTCGGTCAATTGCTGATCTCTCGGCACTATGCACACACTATGGAATTCAAGTAAGATTCTATTTCCTGTTTAACGAGTCGTTGATTACTCGTGCACGTAACTACTGTGCTGATGAGTTCATGCGTTCAGGTGATACGCATCTAATGTTCATCGACTCTGACATTGGATTCAATGCCAACGACGTAATTGCTCTCATGGCATTGCAATCTGAAAATCCAGATGATGACGAATATGATATCATTGCAGGTCCTTATCCTAAGAAGTGCATCAGCTGGGAAAAGATCAAGATGGCTGTCGATAAAGGATTTGCTGATGAAGATCCTAACCAATTAGAAAAGTATGTCGGTGACTACGTCTTCAATCCAGCTGGTGATAAGTCAGAGATTCCACTCGGTGAGCCAGTTGAGGTTCTAGAAGCTGGTACCGGATTCATGATGATCCGCCGTAATACTTTTGAGAAGTTTCAAGAAACATATCCTCAGCAGTTATATAAACCAGATCACGTTCGTACAGAGCATTTTGATGGTTCACGTTACATCATGGCATTCTTTGACACTCCTATCGATGCAAAGCGGGCACAGTTGGTACCTGAACTTCAGGCGTTTATTGAAAAGAAACCAGATGCTACAAGCCAAGAACTGATTGAGTTCATTAAAGATGCAAAGAGCACTGCACGTGACCGTGGTGAATATTCAGAACGTTATCTGTCGGAAGACTATATGTTCTGTCAGTGGGTGCGTAATGCTGGCATGAAGGTTTGGTTCTGCCCGTGGATCCAGTTGCAACACGTTGGAATGTATGTGTTCGGCGGTTCGTTGGTCGATCTTGCTCAGATCGGAGCGTCAGCAACTGCTGATGTAGGTCAACTTAGAAAAGGCCAAAATCAAATTGCTAAAGCCGGTAAAGACGTTTCACAACTCAGCAAACTAAAAAGAAAGTAATCGTATGAGTATTACATATAATTCTGCTCATTGCGGTGAAATTGATATCTTGATGACTGAGGCAGAACCATCGTATATTCATGGATTGTTACCAGACGATGGCACACTTGTTGAATGGGGGTGTGGTGGTTCAACCGTTTACTTTCTTGATAACTTAAAAGACGATCAGTATTTGGTATCAATTGAGCACAATGAACAATGGTATAATAAGATTAGTACTCTTATTGAGAATCATCCTAATATTGATCGCCACGTATTCCTTTACATTCCTTCAGAAGTTCCTAACCCACATTATGCACGACCTGAAGAAGATATGGGGTGTGGATTGGCAGAATATATCTGCCCAGATCTTGACTTGATTAAAACTGCAAGTGTATTTCTTGTAGATGGTGTCGGACGCGGACCTACTGCAGCTTTTCTTTCTAAGATGGCTAAACAAGATGCCGATGTAATTATTCATGACTATCAAGGCCGTGAATTGTGGTATGGTTGGGCATCAAACTGTTTTGATCACCAGGTTTGTCCTGATGATATGACCTTGTGTCATATGTCTAATACAAAAATAAAGTAAAATAGTGATGTACACTTATCCGCAGTCGTGCTATACTGGTAAATGACTGCGGATAAGTCATTTTAACATGGAGATATATTATGAAGCTTAATACGAATACTACACAGATCCTCAAAAACTTCTCGTCGATTAATCAGAATATCATGATTAAACAAGGCAATCAAGTACGTACGATCTCGCCTACTAAGTCTGTTCTTGCTCGTGCATTCCTTAACCAAGAATTCGATGCAACATTTGCAATCTACGATCTTAGCCGATTCCTTGGCACCATCTCACTCTTCAATGAGCCCGAGCTGACCCTGAAGGATTCGTACGTTGAGATCGCCGAAGGTAACAACAAGTTCAAGTACGCATTTAGCGATCAATCACTGATTATGGTTGCTCCTGACAAGGAGATCGAACTGCCTAATCCTGAAGTTCGTTTTACTCTGACCGAAGATGCACTTGGCCGTGTCATGAAGGCACTGAGTGTCTCACAACTTCCTGACATCGCAGTTACCGGCATCGAAGGTCGCATCCTCTTGCAAGCTGTGGATACTAAAGGCGCAACTAACGATTCGTTCAGCGTTGAGGTCGGTGAGACCAATGCAAACTTCCGTATGGTATTCCGTTCGGACAATATCAAATTGATTCCAGGTAAGTATGACGTATCCATCTCGTCTAAAGGTCTAAGCCACTTCAAGGGCGAGACTGTTGAATACTGGATTGCTGTGGAGTCAAATTCAAAGTACGACGGTTAATTTTTGTTTGTGATGGAGATATATTATGCTTGAAGAATTCTTGTGGGTCGAAAAGTATCGTCCTAAAACTATTGCTGACACAATCCTGCCGACACACCTGAAGACGGTGTTCCAGCAGTTTGTCGATCAGAAGAATATCCCTAACCTCATCTTGTCTGGTTCTGCTGGCGTCGGTAAGACGACGGTTGCCAAGGCCATGTGTGAGGAACTAGGGTGTGACTATATCGTTATCAACGGTTCTATGAACGGTGGTATCGATACCTTGCGGAATGACATTGCTCGTTTCGCCTCCTCCATCTCACTCGCTGGTGGCCGTAAGTATGTTATCCTCGATGAGGCTGACTATCTTAACGCACAGTCTACCCAACCGGCTCTTCGCAACTTTATGGAAGAGTTCTCGGCTAACTGTGGTTTCATCCTGACCTGCAACTTCAAGGATCGTATCATCGAGCCGTTGCAGTCACGATGCTCGGTCATCAACTTTAAGATCTCTAAGGCAGAGATGGCAACCCTCGCAGCTCAGTTCATGAAGCGTGTGGTTGTTATTCTTGAGAAGGAGAACGTTCCGTTCGAGAAGGCGGTTGTTGCTCAGGTTCTGACCAAGCACTTCCCTGATTGGCGTCGCGTTCTCAATGAACTCCAGCAGTATTCTGCTACTGGAAATATTGACTCTGGTATCCTATCAAACTTCTCTGACAATGCACTTGCTAAACTTATATCATACCTGAAGGACCGAAACTTCAGTGCGATGCGTAAGTGGGTTGCAGAGTCGGACATGGATACCACCGAGTTCTTCCGTGCCTTCTTTGACAAGGCGGAGGACTATATAAAGCCTGACTCCATACCGGTATTAGTCCTCCACCTTGCAAAGTATCAGTATCAAAATGCATTTGCGGCTGATCCTGAAATCAATCTGACTGCTTGTCTCACCGAAGTCATGGCGGACTGCGAGTTCCTATGACTTGGTTGTCACGGTCAAAACGTTGTTCCGTGTGTGATGAGAAGTATCACAAGAGTGTACCATTCCATGAAATGCGGCTAAGTACCGATGATGGAGTGGTCTCTCTTGAGATTTGTGAGAAATGTGCAGACTTCTTTGATAAGTCTGCCGAAGTGATTATGAAGGGCAGACAGCAGGATGACACCGTTTGATTTTGTAAATAGTATCAATTCCACCAAGAAAAACCTGATGAGAGGCACTGAGAACGATCAGCTTGCCGAGAAGTCATACAGCGCATTCATTACTAATAAGTCACTATCCTACTTTGCTGACACCATTCAGCTTGCCAACATGATGAACTGCAATCATGGACTGGACAATAAGTTACAATATTCGTTTCTAATAAATATTGTACGGCCCAGTAAGCGGTATTCGAAATGGGTGAAGAAAGATAAGGATAGTGATTTAGAACTGGTAATGTCTTACTACGGCTATAACCGTCAAAAGGCCAAAGCCGCAATTAAGTTACTTTCCCCGGATCAAATGAAAACAATAAAAAATAAACTTGATAAGGGTGGAGTTAGAAATGAACGTAGTCGATAGTTTAATCGAAATAAAACTGGGTGAGGAAGACGATTTCCTGAAGGTCCGTGAGACGCTGACACGCATCGGTGTTGCATCACGAAAAGATAAAACCTTGTACCAATCATGCCATATCCTGCACAAGCAGGGCAAATATTACATAGTCCACTTCAAAGAGTTGTTTGCTCTGGACGGTAAACCATCAAACTTCTCGGATGAGGATAAGGGGCGCAGAAATGCCATCACGAATCTTCTGGTCGACTGGGGTCTGATTAAGTTGGCTGAGGAAGGTTCAACCGATGATCCTCTGACACCTATGAATCAGATTAAGATCCTTCCGTTCAAGGAGAAGGATGAGTGGAACCTTGTGACTAAATATAATATCGGTCGCAAAAAATAGATGTACAAATATTGATAGCCATGGTAGAGTGGTCTTCCAACTAAGGAAAGAAACTCAATCATGGCTATTTTTTATGACTCCGGAAACGCAAAAAACTCCGACTTCAATCCATCATTTTTAAACCGGCTCAACCCAAATTCACAATGGGCTAAACACTCGTACAATCATTTTGTCCTTCAACACATCGCCAAAACTACCGAAGATTTCCGCGAACGCGCCGACGCTCGGAATGAACTTGCGATCGCCGAACGTAAAATGAAATTCTGGGAACGTCAACCCGGCTTTTCAGAAGCCGATGGCCAATACTGGCGAAAAGAAATCTTCAAATACTAATCAAAAAATGCGCTCGGATTGATTCTGGGCGCATTATTTTGTGTACATTAATTCAAAACTGTATATAATGGTTATATCAAATGTGAATAAGGAATTATATTATGCTTACTCTTACTGATATCAATACCGCAACCAATAGCCGTGATGGTGACCTCTATTCAGATCTTCACAAAGATGTGTACGGGTTCCGTCCGCGCGGTGTGTCGTTTGCTTCAACTGAAGAGTTTGATGCTGACTTTGATCGTCTTTCAGAGAAGCTTGACAAGCAAATTCAAGAAGAGGCTGTAACCCAGCAAAACAATTTTTATGAGTTTGTTTGCCAGGTTGATGACATGCAGAAGGTAATGAATAACTGCACACGTGAACGTGCAATCGAGCACATTGCTTTCGGTGAAGGTATCAGCAAGAAAGAATTTGACTTCTATGGTCTCGAGATACTCGAGAATAGACTCAACCTCAAGTTCGGTTCAATCGCTAAATGGCTTTCGGAGTAATTGATATGAACATCACTATTGAACAAATCGAATCGTCGTATCCTGTACGTAAATCTAATGGATACTCAGATGTCAAGGCGTACTGGGTACCTATGCGGTTCTACGAGGATGTGCGTGAAACATATAAAGATGCAGGTATCAAGATACGATCACGGTTTCGTGGTTCACGTATAAAATCAGTAGGTCGTAAGATGCCACGTTTGGATGGAACTACCTATCGTCGTACCCGCAATCAGGCAAACCAAGACTGTCTAATGGCTGATGCAACGCATTTTACGGTGTATGGCCGCAAATAGTTATGTACAATTAAGTCATAATAGGTTATATTGGCATATATAGAATATGGAGAATGATTATGCAAATAGAAATGTTTTCGTTACCGACACTAAGTGATGGTGTATTGGCTGTTGAACAGAAGTTCTGTGAGGTTTATAGTGCATACCGTAATGGTGAAACACTTAATCCAGAAGTTCTTGACTGGATGGATACGGCTAACACGTGGTTGATGGAGTCGAAGTAATGGTTAAAGAGGCAAAAGGCGGTGCATTTGCACCCACCGATATTCCCATTATCAAGCGGGCATTGCACTCTTATCTACTCGACCTTATGCGAGTAGAGGGATATAGTGAACGCCGACCTCATCCAGATGTGGCTGTTATCTCAAACCTACTTCACCGATTGGGCCGTATTGCCTAATAGTTAATGCGCCGTTAGCTCATCTGGATAGAGCGCGAGACTTCTAATCTTGAGGCAGCAGGTTCGAGTCCTGCACGGCGCACCATGCTCCTGTAGCTCAACGGTCAGAGCTGGCCGCTCATAACGGCTAGGTTGGGGGTTCGATTCCCTCCGGGAGTACCAGTTTTTTATTATGGAGAATTGTTATGTTTAAGAAAATTCCTTACGGTGTAAAAGTACGTGTTCGTGGTAATGAGAAGGATGGATTTGTGGCAGAGTATGCGCTTCACTGTACACGCTTCACACCGTTTTTCGATACTTGGTCGCTTATAAGTCACTATACGCACACTCCATATATGAAGCAAGACACCTTTCCAACTTTCGAGCTTGCAAAGGAAGCTGCGATGGCACAGTATGATAGTTGGATTAGTTTCTATAAGCGCGATGAAGAAACAAAACGGATTGCAAAAGCACAACGTAAGGTTGTTTGGAAGCATCCATAATTAATGTCACGGTGGCAGAGTGGTCCAATGCAACGGATTGCAAATCCGTAAAGCCGCGGGTTCGAATCCCGCCCGTGACTCCATTTTTTGAGTAAGTACAATGATTGAAAAAGCGAAGCAGGCGATTCTAGATTCAAGTCCAAATTCATCAGTCTACATTGGCTGTGACTCGATTCGTTTCAGAAAGAACAAAATGTGGTATGCCAAGTATTCTACTGTGGTAATTATCCATATGGATTCAAAGAAGGGTGGACAACTGTTCCACACCTCCGTTGACATGCCTGACTTTGGTAACTTAAAACAAAGACTGCTAATGGAAGTTCAACTTGCCGTTACTGCAGCTATGGAGATTATCGATGTGATCGGTGATCGTCACTTTGAGGTACACTTAGATATCAATCCAAACCCAAAGCACAAGTCAAACGTTGCTGTAAAGGAAGCGCTTGGTTGGGTAAGAGGTTCACTTGGTATGGATGCAAAGATCAAGCCTTCTGCTTTCGCTGCTACTCATGCTGCTGATCACGCTGTACGTCATTTAAACTAAAAATAATTGTACAATAATTGGTAATTATGTTATAAATAAAACTCTGTGTCGGTGTGTTGTAACGGTAACATGCAGGTCTCCAAAACCTTGCGATCCGGGTTCGAATCCTGGCACCCTCGCCAAAATGTTCTTTGACATCGTTAGAATTTAAGAATACACACTGGAGGTTCCCGTGGTGACCAAGCGATTTGGGGGAAGATGGGAACGTAAAGAGCGAAATTACTGCCGGTAGCGTGGCAACACCTCAGTAGCCAGTGTGTTTAATATTGCGAATATAGCTCAGCTGGGAGAGCACACCCCTGATAAGG